CGAAAGTATAGGATAAAATCTATTAATGTATATGGAACATATACTAATAAACATCCTTACCGACCTTACAAAACACTACATAATCGCCATATTGGACTATCTGAAAAGAAGGTATCTGAGGTAGTAGAAGACTTTGGTGAATACTATATAAGGCCTACCATAGTACCTTAAGGAGAGAAGAGCTAAGATATAGTAGATAAGGTGTAAACGTGCTATAGTCTACTAACCTCTATTAAATATAGCGAGTGTATTATATATTCATATAAAGCTATATAGATATACTTATATAAACACATAGGTTGTATAGAAGAAACGTAGGTAGGTGTATGTAATCTTAGAAGGTAAGTACAGGTTCGTGTGTGTCCCTAATCTTTTTTTCTCTATATAGCAACTTTATTTCCGCCTATCTCCTTACAGATTGGTACTTGCCCCTATAGGTAAATGGGTAAAAGTGTAAGCCGGCCATAGGGTTTTACTTACAGATGTAAAGGAAATATATGTAGTATTAGTTGGTAGTGTGATATATTCTTCGTATATTTAGGTATAATAATTAAGCAATAAAGGTTATGACGTATTCACAGAGAGTAAACTCAGGTAAAGAGATTGTAAAGACAATGGAAGGCTTATCAGAGGATGGTAAGTTCACATTTAAATATAACAATGAGACATATCAGTTAAGATGCTATACAGTATTTGATGATGGTACAAAGAGCTATTCAGTAGATAAGGTAGGTAGTTATGGGTATGGTGGTATGAATGTAGGTAAGATAGGACCAACCGTCCTAGAGTTATACACATATGATATGATGGGACAAAGGTCTACATATAAGATGAATATGTCTTTAATGGAAGTATTAACGCCTATAGAGGCATAATTAAATATATTATATATGGATAAGCTTATAAGAGTATATGAGAGATATGTACAATGGCCTATACTGGGTATGATTACTCTATGGTTACTATATCAGATAGGTAGTATTATAGTTGTCTAATTGAATAATAGTTCTTATATTAAGGTATAATAATTAAAACATATAAACATTATGATCAATCTATCTAACTACCGACCATTCTATTTCTTTAACACTCCATCCCGCTACAACAACCTAGACAAATCAACCCTTATAAAAGTCAATGGGGTGTCTCATTATTTAAAATAAAACCTAAACATACCGCCATAGGTTGGTCATCTGGTGGGCAGGTGGCCATCAAGGTGATGTAAAGGTGCTATAACACTGACAGTATAGTTCCCTAAGGTGTTGGTAGTCTGCATGGCTTTGCCATACCTATTTTCATCGAGCTGATGATTTTTCACTATATAGGGTTATATATATTTATATATTGTTACCCAAACTTCATTATAACAGCCAATAGGTATACCGCTACAAACACAATAAGCGTGTTATATACCAATTTCTTCATAAATTTTTCTTTATCATTCATGGTTAATATGTCAATGAACTAATTGTTATATATGTTGATCCCTTTACCGGGTACTTTTTCTTTTATTCTTTTTATTTACCTTATCAAAGGCTTCTTCGTATATCTCTCTGGGCATCTTATTGTTACCCTTACGCTTCATCTTAGCAACTTTTTGGTGAACATCCTCTCTAATGCCTAACCTCTCGGCTTCCATCAGTAAATCTTCTATGCTATCGTGTCCCATTGTACTTATTAAAACTGTTATATGAATAATATAAGAACTTTTATACGAGTTTGCAACTACTTAGGGGAAATTTTCCGGGAAAAAATTTAGGTATATAGGCAAGTTATTCGTATACTGTATATTATAGTATATTTATTAATATGCAACATATAGATCCAACTACTTTATTTTCTATCTTCGATCAAGGGGATGAAGCAATCTATGAAGAACATGGAGAAGAACGGCATCTAGATAACCCTTATGTACTAATGGGCATGGTATTGCGTGGTATAGACAATTACCACTTAATGGATACTATGTACTTAAAGAAGTACCCTAAAGAGTATACAATTATACGTAAAGTAACAAAATATAAGTATATCAGTAGGTTATATAACTACCTACTTAATATTACAGTACAAATTTTAGCACAGACCATAGTATAGGAGATTCTTTTAATATAAAAGAGGTATTAGGTGCTTTAAACTATCTTAGGATTTATTACGAACAAATAGAGCATTACGAGAAATGTGCTACTATAAAAAGATATATAGATCTACTTGAGAAATAGTTGCATAACTGACATTTATTTCTTATATTTAGTTATAAATAATAAAGGTTATGTCATTAAAGAAGATTACAGAAGATTATGCTAAAGGCTTAATCAAAGTCTCTGAAGATCAGACAGGTTCACCTGCTGTTTACTTCACATTAACTCCCAGCACTGATACGAAGTATCCCTCAGAAGACGGATGGGATAAGGTTACGTATTACACTAATAGACCGAAGACGATCCAGATACCTAAAGGTGCTACCGGATGTCAATGGGTATATGTGCTAACTAACCCTACAATGCCTGGTCTATGTAAGATAGGCTTCACTAAGAATAAACCCTCGGAGAGAGTCAAGCAGATTAATGCAGCAACAGGTGTAGCGTTAGACTTCGTAGTGGAGTGGGCTTACCCGTGTTTTAACGCACATGATGTTGAGAAGCAAGTACATAGGTATTTAGAGGATAACGGTTTTAGGGTTAATAAGTCTAAAGAGTTTTTTAACGTTACTGTAGATGAAGCGAAAGCTGTGGTAGAACGTATTGGTGAACCTTATAAAATGGAATCAAATGAAGAGTATTAAGAAAATCGCGGTGCAACTTGCGCGCGTCTGCGCGGCGGGCTTCGCCCTTGCGTCTTGTGAAGTAGAACCTATCGCCCTTGAAACTTGCCCTGGAGGCTGTGATGCACAAATGGTATTCCCTGTACAGGTAGATAATAATGGATATTACCATATGAAGCTGGATTGGGATGGGGAGTATTTACCGTGGTTTGCTGTAAATATAGAAGCAACCCCTGTGGAAGAGCTATATAAGTATAATGGAAGTTCTGTAGTGGAGGCTAGGTTTGATAGTGATACGTCTTGGATATTAGGAGAGGATTTAGTAATCCAACAACCATTATTTACTCCTTTTGGGGACTACACATCTTCTTATTTACCCATACCTACATCTTGGGTAGATGTTGAATTGCCGCAATATAAAGGAGAAGAGATAAATATAGCTCAGAATACCGGTATATATTTTACAGAAAGACAGGGTAAACTTCATTCAAAACGAATATTAGGACCTTTTCCTCCTTCGATGATAGGAGATACTATTACAGTTTATATGAGAGTTAATTGGGATGCAGGACAACATTCTCTAGTAAAAGATCATTTTTCTCAAAAATTTATTGTAGAATAGTTGATCTTTCGGGATTTTTTTAATATCTTAAATAATAATATAAAATATATAGATATTCTTAATAAGAAATAATATAATAAAGTATATATAATTATATAAATATATATAGTATTATATAATAGAATTAATTAATAATAATAAAATAAAGTTATATGTCGATAAGTGCCGAAAAAATACAAGCAAATTACGAGAAACATCTTAAAATTATAGAAAAATACATAGGTGAACGTAAGGAAGCGGTAATTTCTATGATTAAACACATGGAGGATACTTATGTCATGGCTCCTGCTAGTGGAAAGACTTGGTACCATAGTGCTTTTCCCGGTGGATACGTCGATCATGTTAATAGAGTAGTGGAATATGCGGTAAAGCAGTCAAGGTTATATCAAGAGATGGGTGGAAATGTAGATTACACCGAAGAAGAACTAGTCTTTGCCGCATTATTTCACGATTTAGGTAAGATGGGAGATGGAGATCGACCAAATTATATACCTCAAACTGATAAATGGCGTCAAGATAAGTTATCTGAGATGTATACATACAACCCGGAATTGGATTTTATGCTTATACCTGACCGTTCCCTATTTATTTTACAAAAATTCGGTATAAAAGTTACTCAGAAAGAATTTGTAGGTATCAGACTACATGATGGAGTGTTTGATAAGGCTAATGAAGCATATTTCTTCAGTAATGTTGAGTCATCTAGACAAAAAACTTCAATAATTTCTGTACTACACTGTGCAGACTTTCTAGCATCAAAGGTTGAATACGATATTTGGAAAAGAAACGGTGGGTCCACATCTACTAAAGTACAGAAAACACAATCTTCAGCCGGTAAACGAGTAAATTCTTCAGAAGGCTTAACAAATATATTAAAAAACCTATAAAATGATTATTTTTTACATTATTATTGGTACTTTAGTTGCTTTAATAGGATTATTACTCTATATTATACGTAATCTACTAGTCAAAAATGAAAAATACGAGGATATTGTACAAGACCAAGTACAGTACCTCCAGAATGTATCAAATACAGTAGGAAAAGGTCAAAAGCACCTAAAGGAACTTGACGAACGAGGGGTCTTTCAGTCAGATGACGAGGTCGGTTATTATTTCGAACAAATGAAAATCATACAAGACGAGCTAAACCGATATATGCTCCCCGAAAATTATGGCAAGGAAAAAGAGTAAAGCAAATTACTTTACATCAGAGACAGAAGATTACATAAAAAGGTATAATAGTTCTACAGACATAGAATATAAAAATAAAATATTTACTGAACATATTTACTTACCTTTTTATAAGTTAGCAGAAAATATTATTCATACTTTTAAGTTTTACTACACAGATGTAGAACAAATCGAAGATCTCAAACATGAGATTGTTTCTGTTTTGTTAGAAGAGAAGATTATGAAATTTGATCCTGATAATGGGGCCAAAGCATACTCATACTTCGGTACTATTGTTAAAAGATGGTTGATAAACTACAATAACAAGAATTATAAGAAGTTAAAACAAATAGGTTCATTTTCAGATATAGAAGATTCATTTGAACCTGTACTAGATGTAGAAAGTAAAGACTCGGTTACTATAAGTAAATTTGTAGATGACTGGGTAGAAGAGTTATATGAGTCTATTGAAACGATTTTCCCTAAAGAAGCAGAATTGAAGATTGCAGATGCTGTATTAACTATATTTAAAACTCGTCACGATTTAGATATATTCAAAAAGAAAGCTCTGTATATTTACATTCGAGAAATGACGGATTGTCAAACTCCACAGCTAACAAAGGTTATAAGTGTATTGAAGGATGACTTTAAAAGTAAATACCAACATTACTACGATAACGGATTACTAAGCAATAAATTCCTCTAGTCTATTTATAATAAACTACTTTTATTATGAGTTTAGATAAAGAAATATTTACAGGAAAAACCCTATCTGATTTATTTGGTGAGATATACGACAACTCTAAAGAAACTAAAGGACAGGTAAAAGCTCTTATTGGAGAGTTAAAACCTTTAATAGAAAACATTGGAGATGCGACTTTAATCGTTCCTATGATTAAAGAGTATATGGAGATAGGAGTAAAGAATGACGAGCATTTGATTAAGTTAGCAACGGTAATACAACGTATAGAAACAGCGCAAGCTAAAGGAGATGGAAACGGAGAGTTTGATTTCTCTGACCTACAAGACTTACTTGAAGAATCAGAAGCACTAGAACAGAAAGTAGAACAGGTAGAAGAAGAATCTAAAGATGGCATATAGTACTTCATTCGGACAATCTAGAACAGGCGGCAATAGCTTAGGAGGCTCTACACGTTCAACTACAGAAGCAGGTTTCGGAAGAGTAGTTGATGTAGTTCTAGACTCCGAACATCCTTTATACGAAGATAATAATAAATCTCAAAGTATTAATGGAATCGTCTATAGACAGATAAATTCTTTTGGTATTGAAGATGAAGAGAGTAATTTACTATTTGCTTACGCCGGTAACAATTTAATTAAAAAGCAGCCGTTAAGGAATGAAATAGTACAAATTATTTCTATGCCTACTGAGGAAAGGAATAATGACCCAAACGCTAAAAAGAGATACTGGACAAGTATAGTACCGGTATGGAATCACCCCCATCATAATGCTTCCCCCGATACTAAACAATTTGGAGAAGGAGCAGTAGATTTAGGAGAAGACTTTGAAGAATCACAACAAATAGCTCCTATACAAGCATTCCCAGGGGATACAATACTAGAAGGCAGACACGGTAATACTATCAGATTAGGCGGTACTAAACATAGTTTAAATGAATTTACAGATGATAGTAATAACGGAGTGCCTTATACTATTATAAGAAATGGTATGGCATCTCCTTCTAACGCTTTAGATCCAACTGTGGAAGATATCAATGAAGATGACTCATCTATATATCTAGGCTCAGACCATACTTTCCCTCTCACTCAAGCTAACACTAAACGAGATGCTTGGAATAGTGAACCAGAAACTGCAGA